TCTATTTGTTAAACGAGGTTTAAGTAATTTGTTTCTTCTAATTGAGAAGACACTTCCATCGGTATTTATTTTGTAGTTCACCATATTAGTAAATATAAAAAAACCAAAAGCGTATTATGAATTACGAGCTTGTTTCATAATTCTTTCTTGCTCTTGGTCGTAGTTTATTAAATAGGATAGTTGGTTTAGAACTTCCACCACCGTTTTTTCGTAGATGTACTCGTGTTTTGTAAAATCATTTGAAGCCAATCTATTGACGACAACGAACCAACCATAGACCGATTGAAAAGAGCGGCTATTATTATCTTCCTCAAACTCCATACGAGCTTTATCCTCGTCCATATTGGCAATGTCTTGATCGAAGACAGCTGGAAATAATTTGAATATCTGTTTGCGTAATTGATAAAAAAAAACTGTGCCGATAATATGACACCAACATCTAATTTATTCTTAAACAGTTCAGCCCGTTTCTGCATGTTCTTCACATCATATTTCTCAATATCAAAATCATGATGGGACCTTTCACTTATAATTGGTCTATACATTATTGCTGCAAGAATGTGTAACATATCTAATACCTCATCTTCTTTCTTGGTACTGATTGTGTCCATATCCACATATTCTGCAAACGATAGGTCCTCCCACTTGGGGAAGAACCCATAATGAACACCATCCAATTCAAACCTATCTTGAAACTTGGGTCTTTCTGTTGGTATTAGTTTTAATATTTCTGTTGCTAAATAATTAACCTTCTCAAAATCTGTCTCCAATAAATCCTCAACTGGTGCTCCTGTAAATAAACTTACCAACTTCGCTGCGTAATAATCATCCGAGAATAAATCTTTTAACTTATACATCTTAACATAATGACCTATCGTCATTACTTCAGGTATTAAGTATTGTTTATCTTCTAATGTAAATTTTATCATTTTCTTCCCCATTTTTTATCTTTATTACTAATCTTGTAGTTACAACCACATGATTTAGTATTATTACTTTCAACGTTCTTTATTATAACCATCTTATCATTACCACATTCACATTGGAATAGACCAGTCTTATAATAACTTTTACCTGATTTAATTAATCCTGTACGTTTGATTAATGTTAGTTTGTTTTGTTTGTCTCCTATATTCATATATATAATATACACTTTTTTTTAGATAAATGAAATTGAATATTTTCCTGTGTTTTTAAGTGTATTAACTTCAAATAACATCTTCATCATAACAGCATCACTTATATCGGGTGATGTTCCTAATATCTTTTTCATTTCATCCTTACTGTGAACACCAATCTTATTATCCTTATCTGTGTCCTTTAATCTTACTGATAATAGTTCTTGTGTTAATGTGTCTATTGTATTTGGGTCCATAACATTAATACTAATCTTTCCCTCCTTAATCATCTCGCTCAACTTAATGTAGCACTGACTTTTGAGATTGGTATAGTTTTGTTTATGTAGTGGACTTGAATTGTTTATAAAGTTCTTCCCACGTATTTGGTCTGCTACACCTCCACCAACGCCATCACTATCTACCACAATGTTCTGTGGGTGTATCCCGTATTTGTGTATTAGACCCTTAATTTCTTCACTCAAATCTGTTGTTGATAGTTTGGTATAGGTTAGTATTTCGGTGATGACGTTCCCTACCCATATCACTATTACGGACCTATCTGAACCGAACCTTGCTACGTCCACACTCATATACTTCTTATCATCCACATTTGGTGCTGACTTGAATATACTTGAACTGATTGTATCAAAATCAAATAAACTATCTTCTTCTGTTTCATAATTCCAATCACCAAGGTATAAACGTTTCATTTGTTTTGGTGGTAGGTTTCTTAAAATTTCCAAATATTCTGGTGGCAAATTTTTATTATCTGTTGGTAGTGCTTGTACAAATATCTTATATGGTTCTAATGTTTCATTAATATGTGGTGTATAAAATTCACTCTTTAACCAACTATTGGTTGGGTTACAACTCATAAACAATTTTGGTGTTAGTTGATATTCATTAATCTTATATCTTAATAATGAACGGACCACATCATACGCTTGTCTTGAGACCTGACTAATCTCATCTATAAAAGCAATAGTAACTTCTAATCCTCCCAAGCTATCGTAGTTAGGGTCTGATGGATTGTACTGTAAGTCTCTAAACACTATCTCACTTCCATTGTAGAACTTAATTTCGTTAGATTGTTGGTTATATGAATAGTGTTCTTGATTTATTCCATGGTCCTTAAATAGGTCTAATAATGTCTTTATCGTGGTCACTCGTAGTTGTGTTAAAACTGTACGACCAATCAACGCCCTAATACCAGGATAAGTAAGGCACATATATAAAACCCATACAGAACCCAAATAGGATTTACCTGAACCTTTAGCACCACCGTATAAAACTTCTCGGTGAGTTTTATCAAGTAGTAATTTAAATGTTTCATATTGTTTCTTATGTAATTTAATTTCCATTAAACATCCATTGGTTGTATAATTTCAACGGTACGATTATTTTTCATTGATAGATGTGCTAAATGTGTGACCTTCTGTTCATCAGTCATTGTGGACATTTTTTTCATTTCCTTTTCATACATCTTCTTAACATCTCTATCCTTTTGTCTTTTATATCTTCTTGCTAAACTCATATTTATATATATATATTTTATTCAAAAACGACATTTTAAGGGTAGTCAACCCAAAAAAATTATTGGTCCAAATTAATTGATATGGTTATTGGTTGACCATTAGTTGTAATATCAACTTTCTTTATTTCTAATTGATATACTTTAGCAATATCCGCAAGTACCTCTCTTTCGGTTCTTTTGTTATTGTCATCTCTACATCTCTTTAACAAATCGTATAATTGATTTAAATGGTTCTCCAATATTTCTTCCTGATTGTTTTTAAATCTTTCTTTCAATCTTTCCCTTGCTTCCTTCCATAATCTTTCTCCTTGACGTTCTGTTATTTTAAATTCCTTCGCAGCTTTAGTTGCAAACTCACGATAAGATATATGTTCGTACAACATCATATAGAACACACGTTCCATTACTTGTTCAAACTCCAACTCATCGGTCTTACGTCCTTTCTTTTCCATTATATTAATTTTAATTGTCTAGCCATATAATCCAATTTGATAAAAGCTTTATTCTTACAACAACTATAAACTACATCCTCACCGAATATAATTTTATATATATTGTTTGCTCTATCCTTATACTCTTGTGTTGCTCCTGATGCTTTTAATACCATATGAGCAAATAGAATATCTTCGTTGGATATATTACTTGTTATTGTTTGTTCCTGTATTTTCTTCTTCATTAATTGATTCTATTATATCTATATTGTTATACCAATCATCTACCAAACTAATTTCTTCTTTAGTTGGTTCTCTTTTATCCACCGTTACTAACTTAACTGGTTTTGGATTCTGTATTACTTTTTCTTTCTTACCGCAGTTACATCCCATCTTTAATTGTTTATTTTGTTTATTATGTCGGTTTTAACCTGCTTTCTTATTTCATTAATATAACGACTAATTGATTGATTTGGTATGTTTGTTTTTCTACTTACTGCTTTCATTGAACGATTTAAAGAAAGATAGAGGTCCAACAAACTTTTCTTAAACCAATCTAATTCTGAATAGTTTAATTCCAATAGTTGATATATCTGTTCTTGTTCAAATTCTTCTTGTTCATATGATAAGTCCCAACAGGTTGCTACGTCCACATTCATTATCTGTCTCTCCCTCCTTATACGATAGTGGAACGGACTGGTCTTACTAAAGTAATTAATCCTCATCACAGCTACTATATAATACTTTATACTATTGTCATCATAACTCTTTAGAGTTATTACATCCTTATCATAGAGTTGAATAATACATTCATGTAACAGGTCCCTCGTTAATGGGTCTTGCTTGGTCATCTTCATACCAATATTATATAAATGATAATAGTTTTTTTGTATATAATCCTCTATTTCTTTAATCATTAATTAATTTTCTACAATCAAATAAGACCTGACATACTGTATATTCTTCGTCTTCTTCGTTTGTCATCAAACTACTTTCTAATACTTCATCTAAAAATGTAATTCTATTTATGGTTGGGTCAAGATGTTTATCAATGTGTGTTAATAATACATCAATAATTTTATTACATACTTTTACTTTTTGTTGAGATGTAAAATCAGGATAAGCTTTAGGTATATCAAAATACCCAAGTTCAATATGTTCTTT